TTGCGACTTGCGACAACGCATCTGTTGAGTTGGATAAGGCTATGCTTGCGTCACTTAATGCATCTAGTGAGTGAGTAAGTGCGTTTTCTGTATTAGCCTGTGCGGCGTTGCTGATGGATTGAACGCTAGAGATTGTTTCGTCGAGTGTGGTGAACTTATCAGCAATTTCCACATCAATTTGGTGGACGACATCGTCAATACGTTCTTTTTCGGATTCGAGATCTTTTTGCGTTTCTTTTAATAATTGTTCTACAACATCCGTTCTTCGATTGTAAGGATGTGGGATCCAATCTGCTTTTTCTTCATCCCAGAAGAACATGCCGCCTTTATTATCGTACCAAGTGTCACCTTCTTTAAAGTTTCCTTTTGGTTCGGTTTTGCTGTAAATTAATTTTTGACCTCTATCATTTAAGATGACATGAGATATTTGACGGATATTACTATTCACATTACTTTCAACATTCGAGATACTATTGTTCAACGATCCAGTTAAGGTATCTTTGGCATCGCCGAGATAGACTTTAATATAACGATCAGCAAATCCCTCATAGCGATAACCAACCATACGAATTTGCATGTCTACATCGTGTTTTAAATACTTAAGTACGAGTCCATCTCCGGCATTTATTTCTTGTCCATCAACAACGTTTGTTCCCACTTCGATATTTCGACTTGGTTTATCCACGTTATCCGTTGTAAACATTAAATTAAGCCAATTTTTTAATTCTCGTTCCGTTCGTATATCATTGTTTGTATATTGTTCTTCGAATATCACACCACTATATGCATTGATTAAAGGACTATCGACAGTAGTTTGAATAGAGTGTTCAATTTGTTCCCCATCTTCACCGTCTTCCGTCCATTCCGATTTTCCGTGTAATCGTGTGACTAAATCTGCTATTGATTCTTTATCAACAAATTCAGCAATATTTTTCTCTTCATATAATAGAGCCTCTTTATCTGTTCCAATCCGATCAACTACACGAATATCATAACCATTGATAATCACTTCTCCATTCCAACGATTTACAAGTTGTTTGAATACTTCCAAAGCATCATAAAGCTGGTTAGGATTGTTTTCTCTTTCTGTTTCATCTTGTGTATGATAATCATGTGTTTCAGTTATATTTGTAGTAATTTTAAATGGTGTGTCAATTAATAAATGATTTACATACTGTGCAAAAGCCGTATGGCCTGTTGCACTTCTTAAAGATAATGGTCGAACCTTTTTCCGACGCATGTCTGCATAAAATAATGGCCACGCTTCTACTTCTATATAATTTGCACGTCTTTCTGGAGAAATAATACGGAATGGTTGCATACCATCTGGTGTATTGACTGTTACAATTTTATCTTTTTCAATTTGTTTATAAACGTTATCTCGATCAAGTGGATATTGAAACGTTACAAAAAATTCGTCATTGATCAGATAATCCACGACAGTATTACGTGCTTTTGGTAATGGTTGGCCATTATAAGTAAAATCTGTTTCTGTTCCATCATATAAATAAATCATAACCAACCCCACCTTTCTAAAACTTCGATTCTTTCAATTCCTTGACCTAGCTTAATTGTGTGATCACTTTTTTTAGGAATTTTAAAGAAGGCTCCTCGCATCACACTATTAATTGAATTATTATATTGATCTAAAACATCTTGCTCTAAAAATTTACATTCCAACGTGTATTTCGTTTGTAGTTTTTTAAAATAGACCGTTTGTTCTCCGATTTGTAAACTAGTTTGACTATTGTTGTCTCCATAAATTGTGATTCTAGGAAACATCGGTGCGTTTGTGTGATTAGTCATTACATCGCCATTACGATATGTCTTTACAGGCTGATTTAGTTCAAATCCAAATGGTTGAACAGTAAAAACAATCTCGATTCGATAACCCGTAACGTCATCGATTGGACTGTGCCCAATCTCTACATCTAATATTTCATAAAATACATCCGGTTCATCCGCGGCTATTAACTTTCCATGGTCTTCTGCCCATAGCTTAATTTGTCGCATATCTTTTAAAGTTGCTGTTGGGCAATAGAGCACATATTCCTTGGAAACTGCTGGCCATGCTTCTACTGTGTTCTTTGCAGCACCAATTGTATATTCCGTTTCGATAAGTTGGTTCTTCTTTTTTGGAAAACGGAATCCGTCATTTCTTTCTACATAAATCAAAAAAGGAAAGTCTGCTGTAGACTTCCCATTTACACTTAATGCATTAATTTTAATCACTTACACACCACCTTTCAGACTCATGATATTTTTGCGATTAAAATTTTTATTCATAATATTATCAACTTCATCGTAAATTGTTCTTCCAACTTCTGTTCCATCCATTTGAATGACCTGTCCTTGAGCAACTAATTGAATCAATGTTTGTAATAACTCATTTGTTTGACTCATATCAACACCATTTTGATTGTTTAGCACTTGTGTTTTCTGGCTTTGAGATATTGGTGTGATCCGCACTTTTCCTTGTGCGATTTGGAAAATCTCTGGTCCAGCTTCACCTACCAATCCAGTATAACCATCATATGGGTTCTGGATTGTTCCCCCTTTAGCAAATTTAGGTAGTTGATCTAAATAGCCTTTTAAGCCATCACTATATCTTGCAGATGTTTTAAATGCTTGTCGTGTTGGCCATATACGCGTTCCGCGCGGTAAATCATATAGTTCCCAGTCACTGCCTGAAACGCCAAATTGTCCTTGTGGTGTTAAGAACGGCTCACGTTTACCACCATCACCTAGCCATGTTTCTCCACCTTCAAAATAAGGATTACCTGTTGCGTTTCTTCCTCTTTTATTGTTATTACCCCTAGTGACAAAGCTCGTAATTGTTTCTCGTATTGTTGTAAACACCGATTTTTTCTTAGCCGGTGCATTGTTTACCGCACCTGTCCAATTACTTACGGCACGAGTATTACTTGCAGCATTAGGTGCTGAAGTCGACGCAGTTGTGGTTGTAGACTTTACTTTGTTTTGCGCGTCTGTCCAACGATTAACTAGATCTGTTGGCCTTGATGCGTTCGTACTTGTCTGCGCATTTGTGCTTGTTGAGTACGTCCCATCTTGAGCCTTTGTCCATGAATTTACTTGTGCAGTAGGAATCGGTGAGTTCGTATGCGCTAATGCTTCAGTGTTTGTTGAATATGTTCCGTCCTGTGCATCTGTCCAACGATTTACCTGATTTGTTGGAGTTGGTGCATTTGTGGACATCGTAGCGTTACTATTTGTTTGTCCAGGTGTTCCGGCAATAACTTCGTTCCAGCGTTCGACACCTGGTATGACTGCTAAAGCATTTGAATCATATTCCGCCCGCATTTTCTTATCTTCTGCATTGAGTAAGTTCCAATTATTAAGTTCTTGCTCAGAAGTTAAAATCTTCATTAACAAGTCGGTATTATCTACCAGCATTTTTTTCTCGTCATCTGGTAGCCTTGACCAACGTCCGTAAGTTTCTTCTGATTGAGTGACCTTATCTAATAGATCTGTATTTTCAGCCAACAATTTCTTTTCTTCATCAGGTATATTTTTAAAGGCATTAAAGCGTTCCTCTGATTCAAAGATAGTCGTTAACAGATCATAATTCTCACCGAGTAATTCTTTGGTTTCTGGATCGATATTCTCCCATACATTCATCATCTCTTCCGATTGACGAATAGTATTAATAAATCCATAGTTGTCTGCATTTACTTCTTTAATGTCCGCTTCGTATTCATCCCACAACCCAAGATAAGCAAGTGTTTCTGTCATTTTTTCAGGTGTATTGGAATACATAATGGCTGTTTGTTCTTCAAGTTCCATTTCGTTCCATTTACCGGATTCTTCAAGACTTTTATAAATAGTCTGAGTAAATTCATCTTGTAGGACCGCTTGTTTATCTTCCCAAGACATCCCATCCCACCAACCGTTGACAATAGCTGCTTCACCAATAACTGATTTCGCGTTAGAATCTAAATCAGCATTATGGAGTTGAAATCGAATGTGGTTCCATGTTGTGGCATCTTCGCTGGCTTTAATAACTTCTTCGCGAACATTAGATTTTACCTCACCAGTTTTTTCGTCAAATACAATACCATTCCACGTTTCAGCACCAACCAATGCTTCGTCTGCTACCCACGCTATTTGCTCTGCATTTTGCTCTGCATTCTCTGCTAATTGAGTAGATAAGTTTTGAGCACTTTGAATTATTTTTTCGTTTTCGCTTATCATTGAGTCAGCGCCATTGCTCATTGCGTCAATAATTTGTCCATTACCAAAGAAAACTTCATCCGCTATTTCTGGATATTTCTCTGCAATTGCCGCTAACTGTTGGTCAATTCCATCGGTGGTAGCCTTATGTCCTTCGTCCCACATTTCCATGATTTCTTGTACACGTGCCTCAGAATATAGGCCAGTTTCTTCTAAATCTTCTTTAAATAACTTTCTCTTTTCAGCTTGGTCTTGTTTTAGCGATTGGCGCTGTTCTCCTAAACTTTGTGCCCAATCTCTTGCTTGTTTTTTCGTTGCTTCTTCAACATTGCCAGTCATTGCATTTAAGACAGTTTGTTGTTCATCTTGAGTAAGGCCTAGTGTTTTAACATAAGATTCAGCAGACGCTGCATTTAAATCCTGAATTTGTTTTGCTTCGGCAGCAGTTATATCTCTATTATTATTTGCAGCGTTTTGACGAATTTCAGTTACTCGTTCATTATGTGCACGAACCGCTTCTAAACTTTCTTCCATCATAGCTTTATCTTCAGTCAGAATTTCCCCGAGTGTGCCTTCTAATGTATCTGGCAGTTCAGCGATTAAGTCATCTAGTTTGGAAATCCGTTCAACCAGGCTATTCTCAATCACTTGGCCCATGGTTTCAAAATTACCAACCATAGCTCCTGTGTCGACATCAAAGCCTTCTCTCATCAAACCAAATTGGCCACCAGCTTCATAAGCTGCATCTTGTATACTTGTTAGAGCATCATCTGTAGCTTCTCCGACATCTGTTCCCCAGCGTCGAGTTCGCTGTCCAGCTTCCCAGGCTTCTTCGCCCCAGAGTTTCCATACTGCCCAGCCTCCTGTAGCAGCAGCGGCCACTCCAAGTGCCCAAGGTAAGTTTGTTCCTATAGCAGTAACTAAACTCCCTACACCTTTAGAGCCACTAGCTGTTGTTGCAATTGGTCCTAACTCCCCAATTGTCGAGCCAGTTTCTGAAATTGAAGGATTTGCTGAATCTGCAGACGCTTGTAATCCACCGACTTTACGAACTAGCCATGCTAATCCATCGCCAGCTGTTGCGGCACCTTGTCCAACTCGTCCTAAAATACTTAAAGCAGGACCTGCAGCTACAGTAATTCCTATTAATTTTATAATTGTTTGTTGTTGACTTTCATCTAATTCACTAAATCCTTGCGCCATATCCGATAAGCTGTCTAGCATAGGTCTCGCCGCTTCAATACCATCTCTTAATGCTTGAACAAATGGTCCACCAAATTCAATGGCCACATCGTAGACTTCATTACGCAACATACCTAATTGTGATTCTAAGGTTTCGTAGCGAATACCTGCTTCTTCAGCTAGAGCACTGTTTTCATCCCATGAGGTTGCAGACATATCCAAAGCCTCACCAAGCAATTCACTATTACCCGCTAAACGTAGTAAAGTATCGGCTTCACGGATACCTGTAATGCCTAAATCCCCTAAAATCGAGTTTAGGTTGTCTCCTTCATCCGATGACTGCTCAAGCCCTTCTACAAATGCTTGCAAGGCTCTAGCAGGATCGTTTTCGAAGGCATCTGCAAATTCACTTGCAGACATTCGCGCAACTTTTGCAAAGCCATCTAATTCTTCTGAACCATCCGCTACCGCGTTTTGCATTCTTTTTAGTACTGTAGACATAGCTGTTCCACCAGCTTCAGCCTGCACTCCGACAGAACTCATTGCAGTACCTAGAGCCATAATATCCGCCTCGGTCATGCCAATCTGATTACCAGTACCAGCAAGTCGTAGGCCCATTTCTAATATCTCTGCTTCAGTTGTCGCAAAATTATTCCCTAACCCAACTATTGCACTACCTAATCGGTCAAAATCATTTTGAGACATCCCAGTTATGTTAGCTAAACGAGCCATTGAACTTGCTGCCTGTTCTGCGGATAGATTTGTAGACTCGCCCATATCAATCATGGTTTTGGTAAATGAGACGACGTTATCCGTTTCTATCCCTAATTGACCAGCCGCTTCAGCTACACCGGCGATTTCTGAGTGAGTTGCGGGTAGTTGCTTAGCTAAACTACGTAACTCACCCTCTAATTGCTCGTAGGAGTAAATAACATTCCCGTTGGCGTCGACAACTTCATCTACCGTCTTTTTCGTGCCGGCAAAAGCAGATTCCCAATCACTTGCCGCCTTTACAACTGCAGTAACACCTGCAGCAATAGGAACCGTGACTCCTACAGTCATTTTATCTCCGACATCAGCCATTCCTTCTGAGAATGTCCGAACTTTTTGACTAGTATCTTGGATGGCATCTGCATATTTTCCTAATTCGCCACCATTTTTAATATATTCCTCTCGGAGACGCGCCATTTCGTTTGCTTTTTCTTGCATGGAAATTTTAGCGCTATTTATTTTACTAGGCATTTTTTCTAATTCTTTTGTATACTGATTTTGTTCTTTTTCTAAATCATTTAATGAATTTGCCAGTTGTTTTGTTTCTTCTTTAGAGGCTTCCCATTCTTGTTTAGCCTTTTTTGTTTCATCAGCATTCCAACCGGCTGTTTCTCCCAGTTTTCGATACTCTTTTTCTAAACGGTTCGTTTCTTTTTGAGATTTTTCCAACTGAGATGAAGTTGTTTTTATTTCTCTACCAACAAAATTTAAACTTGTTTGAAATTCTTTTTGTGCATTATTTAATGTTTTGACTCGATTTTCTTGGACTTTATATTCATTTCCTAGCCCTTTTAACCGAGTAGTTAGTTTGTCAGTTGATGAAGCGCCGTGTCCTAACTCTGCCATCGCTAGGCGAGTTTCTTGACTCATTAATCGAGCTTCACGCCCAGCAGAGCGCAGATCATCTTTATATTGATTGACACCTTCCGCCGTTAAGCGGACGCCCATTTTTCTTAATTCAATTGCCATGCGTTTGCTCCTTTACAAGAAATCAACAGCAAGAATTTCTTCTTCGCTGATATTTTGTTCTTCTTCATCATTTCCTATTACTTGCTTTAGCATTTCAGAAATGCCTACTACGTCGTGTTCATATAAAAACTCATCTCTAGACATGTTAAAGACACGACGACAAGCGGTATATAAATAATCCCAGTCAATCTCTACTGTTTCTCTTTTGCTTCCTTGGCTTGACCCTGTCCCGTCCGGAAGGCAATATCGAAAAAATCGTTGTAAAACTCCGCTACATCCGCTGGTTGTGTATGTTCCATAACCTCTTCATAAGAAACTTTTAATTGGTTGGCGTTCATTACAGCTGTTGTAAATTGAGCCATAGCAGTCGTTGGGTTATTCTGAAGCTCTTGATCAAATTTGCTCTGGGTCATATCAAATAAACTATCCATAAATAGCCATACTGCATTATTAACGGTATATTCTAAATCTTCTCCTGTGATATCCGACTTAAATGATTTCAATGTATTTTTAAAAATTTTACTCATAGTTTCTTCCTCCTAGATAATAAAAAAGAGGCCTAAAGTAGGCCCCTCGTTAGTATTTTTTTAAACTGATGGGTCAGATTCGTTCGATCCAGGATCATCAACGCCGTCTTTTAAGCACTCAGCTAATGTTTCCTTGTCAATCCATCCTTTTTCTAATAATTTATCACGATCATAGATTTCAGCTGCTTCTTCTTCTCGTAAATCTGCTTTAAAGTACATACCATCACCAACATCATCTGCCGGTTTATAAACCAAAGCATTTCCTACGATATTGTAAGCAGTAATTTGAGCTTCTTTTGTTTCACCCTCTGATTGTGGATTTAATCCCACTGGTTCTAACTGACATTTCGGAAAGTTATAAATGACTTCATCGCCATTCTCATCTGTCGCAGGAAAAGCGAATCGGAAAAATTTACGGATTGGATTTGAGTTGTAGCCATAGACACCTGGTGCTAATTTAATTGCTCCTGTCGCCCATTCAGCAAATCCTTTTGGTAAATAACCAGCATTCAAAGTCATTGTGATATCTGATACTTTTCCTAAATCAGAGTGTTTTTTATTTGATAGATAAATTGGATTCGTATCAAAAGTCATTTCCGTTTCTGCTGATTCTAAAGAAGGTACAACCTCTACACCGGTTTCTTCTTCATATACTGGTGCTGTCGTTTCTGTTTCTTCTTCTTCCATACGTTGGAAATATCCATCGCCTAGTCCTGTCATTAAACCTCTTTTTACTACTTCTGCCATTCTTTATTGCTCCTTTCAAAATTAAATAGCCGACAACTTTTAGTCGCCGACTACTGTTTTCCTTATATCTTCAATAATTTCATTTTCTAATTGGTCTGCTGCAGGCCTTACGTGCGGTCGTGGATAATCTTTGTACGTTCCAATCTCATGGAAGTACAGGTGTAAATTTGGGCGAGGTGACCAACCAATTAGACGATCATCACCTTCACGTTCATATATGATTCCAGCAATACCAGCACCTGTTTTATGCAGACCTTTCATCCGTGCAATGTTTTTCGAACGATTAACCAGTTTCTCAGCTCCATCATCCATAGCACGAGGGAGCTGATTTGCACGAGAAATGGCTTCTTCAATCTCTTGATCGATAGAGTCATCGCCAATGACTTCTCCTGTTACTTTCATGCTCTCACCTCGATAAAATAATGATAAATTGTATAACGTGTATTATTATTTTCTGAAAAATTTTCCATCCAATCTGTCGTAGTAAGATTCTTCTTTTCTAATCCAGATTCAATTTGATACAAAATCGATTCTTTATCTTCAACGTCGATAGGTATATAGGTGAATACATCAATTTGATACCAAATATTTCGGATAGATTTTTTATTACTCAAACGATCTGTGTGGTTATTTCCCAAAAAATAACGAATATATGGAATCGATTGTGATTTTGAGAGTCCATAAAAATAGCTATACTCTGATCCATTAAATAAAGAAGACAAAACAGAGCGGATATCAGATTTTAGCGTCATAATATCCACCCTCTTTTGCAAGCAAAATTTCTGTTTCATCTTGGTTAATATCAGGAAATGCTTTAATAATGTCATATAATACAGTGTCATCATCACTCATATAAGCAGTCATTCCTGAACTAATGTGATAGTTTAAAGGAATTCGTACTTCGCGCTCTAACCGAATCCCTTTGTTTCCATATTCGACTTTATCCTGATTGTGAATCCCTTTAATTCTAAAAAAATAAGACCCTAACTCTTTAAGTTCAGGATCTCCAGGAATAGGTGTGTCGAATTCATCAGTTCTACTTTTCTTTTCTACGATAGTTACTTTTCCATCGTTATAAGCATGTTGAATTCGTTTATCCCTCAATGATTTATGCATCATTTTTATGCTGCTTTGCTGCTAATTTAAGACCGAAACCGTTCATATCAGCAAGAAAGTTCTCATAGAACATTTCACTAGCATTTGCGCGGACATATCTTGCCCTGTCAAATACTAGCTGCTTTCCGGTCGGTTCTTCATTGATATCAAACTCAGCAGTTCTCTCAATAATATAAGCATATGCTCGTTTTAACATTCTTTTGAATGCGTCATCTGATTCCACACCTAAACCAGACTCTTTCACATATTCTTCTTTAAATTCTTCTAAAATTTCATCTGTGATTTCCACCAATAATCTCACCTACTTTTCGACGATAGGCTCTTTGCCAACAAAACCTTCTTCTTGTAAGAATTCTAAACGTTCCGGGTCTACTTCACGTTTCGTTGCTGGATAAACATTACGCTTATCATCATCAGCTACATAATGACGACCTTTTGGCTCAGATTTTAAAACATCTTGTTTATCATGAAAGTTCTTTACTACTGGATATTTCTCCATTAATTATCCCTCCTAAACTGATGGATCATTTTCTGTGTCTTCTTCATCTTCTTGTTTTTCTTTTGGCGTAGGATTAATTGTGTCTTGTCGTTTAACATCTGCTTTAGGATCAGCATCTGGTACAGTTACCCCTTCTACATCCTCAACATTTAATACAACGAATGCATTCTCATGTTTTGCCACACCAGCAGCAAACATTTTAGCAATATATAAATCCATATCTTCGATTGCTAATGTTTCTTCATACTTTTGAAGATCTAATTGTCCAGCAACGGCCAACAAATAGTTTTTCAAGTTACCAATAACTGCTCTTCCTTCAGGTACTGCGTAAGATAATACGACATTTTCTCCATTAGGAAGCGGTAATTTTTTCCAAGTGCCATCGATTGTATTTTGGAAGAATAGGTTAGGACTTACTTTTGTTTCGTAAGTAACCGGGTTAACTACAAAAGAAATTTGACCATTTAACATTTTTTCTTTCGCTAATAATGCACGTGGGCCACCTAAAGCGTGTGGAGTTAATTCAGTAATTTTTACTGGTTGTTTTTCAGGATACACATTATCTGTTGCACCTGATAGACGACGCATCATACCAATAGGCTTTAAATTCCCATTCCCATTGATCACTGCGTCTTCTAAAGTTGCTTGCATAACCTCTCGCAAGTAAGTAATTACGTATTGTGCTAACCATTCAGGACCTAATTTAAAGTAGCCCTTAGGTAATGCGATAAAACCACTTAATTTTGAAGCAGATAGATCAAGCGATCCAAACGCCTCAATTAAAATTTGTTTAATATCTGCCGGAATGCGATCCCAGTAAGCAGTTTGTTCTCCTGGCTTACGATAAATATATTTGATCACAGCTTTCGTATACTGTGTATCAATTTCAGACAGTATAGGATGTTCTTCTTTAAGGTCTTCCATAATAGTTTCAATGATCGTTGTAGGGAATGCTTCATCTAACCCTTCAACAGTTTGTTTCTCAACGGCTTCTGTGAAATACTTTCTCTCATTTGATGTTAGAAGCATACGATTTGCACGCTTCGCCATGATGGACTCGTCCATACGTCCGTTTTCGAACTTAGCAATTTCACTCTGAACGTTCCCTTTCATTTCTTCGGCTAACGCTAGTGAATACCCTTGAAACGCTTCTTCTTGTTGTTCTTCGTCACCTGATTGTAAAGCTGCATACATATTTTGTGTCGCTGCTTCTAATTGTTTTGATTTTTTATCTCCTAATTGAATTGGCATTAATATATTCGCTCCTTTTTTAAATTTGACTAAAAGTCTTTGTTAAGTTATTTAGAAAATTATTTTCTTCTCTTTTGGTATTCGAAATATTTTTATTTACATTCGATTCAGTTGATGCAACGTATTTATTCAATAAATTTGCAACTAATGCATTTTCTTCAGTGGTTTCATTTTCATCAGGATTAGAATCTTCTTTTTGTGTTGCAAATCCTAATTTTTCTGCTTCATCCGCAGTGAGCCAAGATTCATTATCCATTAATTCAATAAGTTCATCTTCAGTACCCGTGAAACGCTCCATATAGATATTTCGATAGGAGGTTTCAAGCGATTCTAAAGCGTTAACTCCCTTTAGTAATTCTTCTCGATCCCCTAAGACAATCGTCCATGGATTATGGATCATATAAGTGGTACCTGTGGGCATAAATAAGGTGTCTCCACATGTTGCAATAACTGATGCGGCACTTGCTGCAATTCCATCGATAACAACGTCAATTTTTCCGAATGTCTCTTTCAAGAAATTCCTTATAGCAACACCTTCTGCTGCATCACCACCATACGAGTTGATATAAACAGTTACTTTTGATTTATCCAGCTCTTCTACAGTGTTTTTAACATCATCTAATGTGACGCCGTCCCAATTGTCTCCAATGGTTCCATAGAGATATAATTTATTTTCTGCAATGCTTACATCTGCTTTGATTGGTTTTTCAGTCATTAATTTCGCTAGCTTCTTGTTTATCATCATCACCTCCTTCAATAGGCACAATGTTTCTTGTCATATAGTATTTATCCATTAACGGATCTTCAATTCGATCATATCCAGCTGCTTCACGTACTTCATTTGGCGTGAAGGTACTTGATCCAACTAATTTTTCTGATTGACTACCCATATCGAAAATAGATATATAACGTAACTTCACAACAGAGGGATTTAATCGACTCCCGTTCAAAAATTCTTCAGGAGTAAAAAACTTCCTATTAATTTCATCTGTTATTTGCTCAACAAGTGGCTGGATAACATTTAATAAGTACTTATCTTGGTGCTGACTCACTTCCGCCATATCACCCGAGACTATTGCGGGGTGTATACCAATTGCTTCTAATACGCTATTTAGGTACTCATCAGAAACTTTATTTAATTCGTCAATTTGACTTCGTGTGTTTGCTTCTCGAGAAACCTCTTCATATTCCATTCCATCTTGAATAGGTATAATTGCCTCAGACTTCGTACGGAAAGAATCGAATATTTTGTCGACAAAAGTTTGTAAATGACTTTGAGCATCTTTGTCTTTCGCTAAATGACCTGTTAACTTAGCAGTTCCTCGAATCTGGTTCGTCCTCATGGATACTTGGACCAATCGATTAAACAATTGCCCGTATGAGTCATCTAACTCCCTTACTATGGTTTTAAGTTTTAAATTTTGGTAATTTAAATGGATAACTTCACTTTCAATAAACGTCCGATTAAAAGTAAAGCCATCTTTTTGAATGTCCGTGTAAATATTCTCTTTGAGAACATATTTTTTTACATTAAAGTTATCAGCTACAATGAATTGATCATCCGACGTTACAACAATTAAAACTTCTGTCTCTTCGTAAAATAATTTGCGTACAACCTCTTCCCAAAAATCTGCCGCATTTTGATTAACATTTGGTTGTGTATTTAAGTGATAATAAAGACTGTCACGTTTGAATTTACCATTAGTAAATGTTTTCCAATCAACTAACGCCAAGTCTCGTGCGACAGTACCTATACCAACATCTAAGGCACGTTGCTTCATCAGCGTAGTATTATAATCATCTTGGAGTAAAGATATTTCTTTAATGATATTCGCATCTTTATTTCTCGAAAAATAATTAAATATTCCTATGTCTCATCACCCCTTTCGATGCAATAAAAATAGCCACCACTCATTGAGTGCTGACTTTGGTTAACTCTTTTAATTTGTCGTTCGCTTTCCTGGCCCTTGGCAATATTTGTTCAGAATGTTCCCCAGATATCCATTGGAAAAAATCTGTTCCTTGATACTCCCACGTTGTAAAGGGATGCCACTCTCTGAATGTTGCTCCTAACTTAAGCCAGTTATCCGTTAAATCTACATATTCATATGCGAGGTCTGTTAAATAGGTCTCCCTCGCTTCTCTCCTAGAGTTAGCTTGATCGCGTCCAACCAAGATAGATTCAATGCGTTTTAAACGTTCTTCTTTGAACTCTGATGTAAACTCTTCTTCCTCAACATACTTCTTAAACTCCAGCAACGCTTCTTTGGACATCGCCTCTTTGTCCTTAATATATTGACCTTCTAATTTCAGGAATCGTTCCTCAGTGATAATCTCACTCCTAATATAAAATCAGATATGCACCTTTTCTTCTCGACATGATGCGATCACCTCTTTCTACTTTGTAAATAGTGCTGTTTTTTCAAAATAGAATTTGATTGTAATCACCTACCCTTTATTTTTTAGCTTTTCCAAATAACTCGCAATCAACGCTTGTTGGAAATCTAACACACCACTGATACCTAACTTCGTTGCATCCATTTTGAAGTGTTCTTTAATAAAATCTGCATTATGTTTTGATTCCAATGATTTTTGCATGACATAAAAATTCAATGCGGCAACTTCATCCATTTTCATTCCGTACATTGAGAGAATCACTAAAAACAGATCTGCTATCTTGTCAATATCTTTTTCATCTTGCAACTTCTCTAACTGCTCAAAAATATTTCCTTTATCCATTGGTGAGCCTCCTAAAAGTCAATTTCATTTAGTATAAATGCATTATTTGCACCGTGCTGTTCTTTAAACTCTTCTGATTCAGTCCCAAACAGCGCATGTACTAAGGCACTAAAACCATCTGTTTTTCTTCTTGTTTTTTCTTTCTTTTCAAAAACTTTGCCTTTCGCAGTTTCTTTGACATAAACGTTATTTGTGTACCAACGCATAAGTGGGTTGTCTCCGAACACGATTTTTTTGTTCGCAAATCCATCTTCAATTTGAGGAGCGACCATTGGCTCAATACTTTTTACGCTTCTAATTCGGATCACTGTAAAACCTTCGTCTTCAAGTAAATTTACAATTAATCTTGATTGGAAATTATCGATTACGATTATACTCAATCCCCATTTTTCTCGAGCTTCTAGGAACCAATTTACTATATAGCGTGGATCTATTGTTGGTTCATCCGCAACCGTCATGAGACCTTTTTCTTCCCAAGCTTTTATTGGAGCACGAATTCCAGCTCCTAATGAGCTATTCGAAGTATTAGAATACCCATAATATTTATCAACAAAAGATTTAAGTGCGTAAGAATGTGTTTTCCATACATATTCATTGTCACCTTCTACAAATAGCGCTCCTACTGCCGCGAAGTCTCGCACACCAGCAAAATCTAAGCCGCCAATCGGTATGGTGCTTGTCTCCGGGAACGGTCTATCCGTTGCCATAATTTCATCACGAGAAGCTACCGAGTGTTCGGAGTCTCCCTCTACAACGTTCATTCGTTTAGTTACAAATTCAGGACGTCCCGAGGGTTCTGCAACTAGATCTAAATATTCATCACGAATGGTTTGCAAGAGCATCTCTCCACGCCGCGTAAGTGGTTTTTGGAGTGCTGGATTAGCTTTCTCCCATAGTTCTTCATCATCCATTTCTGAAATGTCATCCAATTCACATATGAATGGAAAAATACCATTAAAGTCGGCATCGCCATTTAAAATATTTGTCGCCCGATCATACATCATGTCAAAATAGCCTTCACGAATAAATCCTTTTGTTCCAATGAAAAATTGACGTGGATATTCAACTTTTCCTAAACCGCCGGTAAATACTTTTACTAATTTTGAATTTTCATATTCGTGAAACTCATCAAATATTACAGCCCCTTCACGTCCACCATCTTTTGTACGAGCGTTTGACGTGTGATAAAGGAGCTGTGATTGTGTTTCTTGACTTATAATCTTAGATTTCCATGGCTCGAACTCTCCAATTGGATCTTCATCGAATATCGTGTCTCGTGTATTAATAGCACTTAATTTATGTTCCTTTATAATTGTATTAAATACGTCATTAAAAGAACGCTTTGCTTGGTCTTCGCTATTCGCTACAATAGAAACATCGTAATTATCTACACCATGTAAAGAAGAAACAAAATAATGTGCAAGCGTTGATATAAACCCGTTCTTTCCTGCTCCACGTCCTAGAATTAAAAGAAATATACGGAATACAACAAAACCGTTATCTAAACGAAACATAAAAATAAATGGAGCAATGAACTTTTCCCAATCATCTAATTTAAAATGCCATTGTTCGGTGAAATCAAAATAGTCTTCAATACGTTCTTCATCGAAATAGTACAAATCATCACGAGATAGAATTTCTTTTTCTAACCATTCAATCAATTGCACTCTTTTATCATTTAAGATGATTTTTCCATCCCGCCACTTTTGGATATAGTCATCAACGTATTTATTTTTAAGCATCTATTTACCCAACAGCATATTACGAGCTCTACTCTTTTTATTTTGTTGGCTATGATCTTCGGCGGGAATCATTTCGTTTAATTGGTTCATAATTTCTTTGTATGTTCGATCTCGATTATCATAAGTTTCAACAATTGGTCGTTTGCGTTCATAAGGTGTTTGATTTTTTGATTGAGAAAACATTTCATATTCTCCATTTTCAGCAATATCTTTCCAATTATCATCAAGTAGTATTCGTAGCCGCGCAGCTTGAGTGATTAATCCATCAATGGTTTTCATTTTGTCATCAGGAATATCTTTCAAAACTTTTTTCAACCGATCAATTTCTTCATTTACTCGAAACTCCATAACTTCTGCACGGTCATTTACAATCCAATTAAAGGATGTTTCAAGCGCTTTTGCTATCTTGTCAGTTACTTCAAGACTTGGAGAACATTCTCCACGTTCAATTTGCCCATAATATCTATCAGAAATATTAGCTTCTTTAGCCACGTCTTTTTGCGTAAAGCCAAGCTCTTTCCGTTTTTGTTTCATCCTTGAACCGACTACTTTTTTCTTCATGAATTAATCACTCCTTTCATAAATATTTGATAGTGAGACGGAGGGGAGGGGCTTGACTACCCCTCACGTTCGTACAGATGACCCCCCGTCCCGCTGCGCGGCCCCAAATATTTTCCCGAAATATTTTGATGGGGGTATCTGCCTAATTATTTTCAAAAAGTTTTTCCATAAATTTAAAAATAAATTATTTCTTTTCATTTACTTCAAGCATCTTTCAATAAATAATTTAAAATTAATACTAACCTTTCATCTTCTACTTCAAATCAACTTCACTCACTAACAAACAACCTACCACCACTCGTCGTCTTCCCATCGATTACGTTTACCTTCATGGCCAACAAATGCTCGTCCATGCTTGTGTTCATGACAATTAAAGCATTTCACTTCAAGATTCTTTGGCTCAAGTCGTAAGTCAGGTCGCTCTTCCAATTCAATAATATGATCAACAATCAATCGAGAGTCTGCTTGTG